CGCACGTCGCATCCGCAGCAGGCCAGTGGGCGAGCACGCCGCAGCGCGCGCAACGGCGACGAGGCTGGCCGAGGTCACGCACGCCATCGTCGCGGAAGTCGTGCGCGAGGAACGGCTCCGCGTCGAGCTCGTCGTCGTCGTCGATCACGTCGACTCTGCCTGCGCGATGCGCAATCCAATCCACCGCATCACGTTGACGGCCATGCTGTTGCCGAGCGCCTTGTATCGCGGGCCATCGGCAGCGGGCTTGCCGCGATAGGTGATCGCCGTCCAGTCGTCGGGGAATCCTTGAAGCCGCTCGCATTCACGCGGGGTCACGCGGCGCAATAACACGCGCCCATAGTTTCCCTCTGACCTCGCGGTACTCATACTGGTCATCCTGAGTTGGTCCAGGACACGAGCACTCGCCGTAATCAATTCCGCAGACAGGGCAGTTGCCGTCTTCATCACAGTCGGCTGCAAAGACCACCTCTCGCCAGTCGCCACCACCGGGAATCTGTTCTTCTCCGGCAGCATCTGTCCCTTGTAGAGCACTGCGTCGAGCGTCTGGCTTACGTCGTTTCCGTTCCACCACGTTGCACTGCCTTCCTGTCGAGGCGACGCCGAATCCCGGTGCACGCCTTCGGGCTCAAGTAGAACCGAGGCGGCACGTCGGGCGTCGCCTCCAGCACATCCGACAGCGAACACACGCCGCCGTCGCTGTGGGACGGCGCGAGGGTGGCTGTCCACTCGGCACCACTGAGCGTCCAGCACTCGCCAGGCGAACCCATACCCGAGCTGCGCCAGCGCCCCGATGAAGGCACCAAAGTCCCGTCCTCCGTTAGATGACAAGACACCGGGCACGTTTTCCCAGACAATGTAGCGAGGCCGGAATCGGTCAACCAGTCCAAGATAGACGAGCGCGAGGTTCCCGCGTGGGTCGTCAAGTCCGCGTCTGAGTCCTGCGACGCTGAACGATTGGCAGGGAGTTCCACCCACGAGAACGTCAATTGCACCTTGTTTGATGTTCCACTCACGGTAGTTCTCCATCGTTCCGAGATTCGGTACTTGCGGATATCGCGCAGCGAGTACGGCCGACGCGAACGGGTCAATCTCACTGAACGCGACGGGCTCCCATCCCATTGAGTGCCAGGCGACGCTGGCCGCTTCGATGCCCGAGCAGACGCTGAGATATTTCATCGCGTGCACTCCGCGCGCGCGCGATACGCCGCCGCGTGGTTGCGATTGCGATCCATGTCGTTCTCGCGCACGCACATTGGCCCGCAAAAGGTGATGACGCGAAAGCGCTTCGGATGCCGGAATCGCGCCGAGCACCGCGTGCACGTCAGCCACTTGTGCCTGCGATACGGCCCTTCCCAGTGCGTCGACGCGCCGTCGCTCGAGACGAGCGCGCGGACGTCAGCGTCCATCGTCGCGAGCCGCGCTACCGACGCAGCGTCCAGCCACGGGCACGCCTCGCGAGCGCCTGCCCAGTGGGAGAGCATCCCGCAGCGCGAGCAGCGCAGGCGAGGGTCGCCGTCGTCGAGACGGCCGTCAGCGACGAAGTGATGCGGCCTCATCGACGCCCTCGTGAGTCGGTGTAAAGCGTGGAGTCTGCAAGCGATTCAATCTCTTTCAGACTGCCGCCTGCGCCGCGCTTGAACTGGAACTGCACACCGTTGCCGCCTGTCTTGCCCTTGACGATGCGGCCGTGAACGACGGCGCTGTCCTGCTCCTCTTTGCGCCACAGCACGATGACAAGCTCCGCAAGGTGCGCGAGGTCGCGCGAGTCTCGCAGGTCGTGCTTGCCGGGCTCCTTGCCCTCGCCGCGCTCGACCGTGAGTTGCGACGCAAGCCAGACCGGGATGCCGAGTCGCGACGCTGCGGCCTTGATGCGCGATGCGATGGTGCGTACCTCGAGACGCGTGTTCTCTGTCTTTGTGCTGCACGTGATGGCCTGCGCGTAATCCACGAAGATCGCGTCGCAGTGCATGACGCGCACGAGTCGCGCCATCTCGCGCACGACGTCGGAGTCGGTCGCGCCTGGAATGCAGCTCGTGAGGAATCCCGCTTTCGCGCCAGCCTGACGCGTCGTCGCCACGGCCTGCGCGATGCGCTCGTGCTCTTCGTAGTTCAGATTCCGCGCGCGGATGCTGTGCCCGCTGACACGCGAGAAGCGCGAGAGCAGACGGTCTTCGATTAGGTGGCGCGGGTCTTCGATGCTGATGTAACCCATCAGCAGGCCAGCCGCGCCAAGCTTCTCTCCCATCGTGAGCGCCAGCGAGGATTTACCGACGTTGGTGTCCGCACCGATGATGCCGAGGTCGCCGGGACCAAGGCCCGCGATTGCGTCGTCCACGGCCTTGATGCCAGTCGGCACGAGCGCGAGTTGGTCAGTGCTCGTCGCGCGGAGATAGGCGCGCTCGACAGCCTCCGCGAGCGAGAACGAATCGACCGTCAACGCGACGTCGTCCTCGAGCGCGGCCGCGCAGTGCACAGCAGCGCTTGCGGCGTGCTCGGAGCGCACCGCTTGCAACGCGTTCAGCAGGTGCCGCTCCTTGCGACGCAGGCCCGCGAGCATGGTCACGCGTGCGTGGACGACGGCGGCATCGACCAGCATCGCGCCTCCGGTCGAGAGCGCGTACACGGCGTCAGGCCCGCCGAGCGCGTCGAGCTGCTGGCGCTGTCGGAGCTGCGAGACGACCGTGGCTTCGGACACGCGCAGCGACGCGTCTAGCAGGGCACGCACAGCGCCTGCGACGGCCTCGTGTAGCGGCATCGTCCAGGCATCGGCGGGACAGGCATAGGCGTCCGCGACGCGGGAGTCTGCGAGCATCGCTGCTAGCAGGGCGCGCTCGGCGCTGACATCGCACAGCGGCTCAGCCTTCGAGGTCACGCCATACCTCCCTTGGCTTCGGCGGTGGCGGCAGCTGACCGGCCCAGTCGTCCAGCCACAGATGCGGCTGCGTCGGCTCGTTGCGATTCTCGCGGTGCTTGTGCCACTGCTCAAACGCTATCGCACACAAATCGTCGGGGGCTAGGTCCAGCTTCGCGGCCATCTCGCGAATCTCCTCGACGACCTCGTCGGCGCGAGCAGCCATCGCGAATCGCTGCTTTGGTACGCTCCACGGCCTGCCGCGCACTTCGCCGACGACGCGCTCAAGCGCTCGACGGTGGAACGACGAATCAGCAACCGGAGGCGGCTGGGTCGTGGTCGCTGGTACAGGTCGGAGGTCGGAGGTACAGGTCAGGCGCGAGGGTGTCGCGAGTGCCTCGCCAACCTCTCGCGTAACACTCGCGAGTGTCTCGCGAGGGTCTGTTTTTGTTGGTGTTTCCGCTTCTGACGGTGCCGGAATTCGCGGCTTGCTCGGCCGGTCGACCTTCTGGTGCTTGTTCCAGTTGCGGATCGCAAAGTACCGCTGACGGTCGACCTCGTAGTCAATTACGAATCGCATCGCGAGAAGCTCGCGAAAGGCTCGCGAGGCCATCGCGAGTACTTCTGCGGCGTGCGCGCCGTCGTCTTGCGCCATTGCGAACCGCCACACGTCAGCCGCGATTGTCGCAATATTGGCTCGACCTCTGCCGTAATCGTCGGCCATCAGAATCAATCCAACAGAAAGTACGCGCGCCTCATTACTGGCACCGGCAAGCAGCTCATCCTCAAGCCATTCAGGCTTGATCGTTCGGATGCGCCCGGTCATCAGCGCCTCGGCTTAGGAATGCGGACACCGGGCGCAATCAGTCCCCTAGCCAGCGTTCCATCATCCGTCAGAACTCCGTTTCGAACAAGCGAATACCAAGTATGAGGATTGTCCAGAGCCTCTGAATCACCGGACAAAGCCCTTATCAAACTGCGCAACGACTCCTCGTCGAGTATATCAAAGGCAGTTGCCGCAAGCGGAGTAAACAGTGGACGGATACGCGTCCGTGCAATATTGTTCGACATCGGGAGTCACCTTCCTGGTCATGGGCTCGGGCGTTTCCACCGCCGCGAGCCCGCTTTTTTTCTGTCAATTCGATGCTACTTCAACGCCGAATGCGCGTCAACGCTGCTCCGCGCTCTTTGTGCTGGACACCGGCCTGATCGCGATGCGCGCGAGCGCGCCCATGGTGTCATCCAGCTCCGCGAGCTGCGCGAGGTCGTGCGCTGGGATGCGCCGCATTTCCGCGATGAGCCGCCGCCACGTCGGGCGAGGCTGGTCGAGCATCGCGCGCCACTCAGCGTCACGGGCCGCGAGCGCAACATCGATGCGCGCACGAGCGCGAACGAAGTCGGCCTGCACCTCGTCGATGTGCCGCGTGCGGTCGGAGACGTCGAGCGCGACCATCGCGCGCCACGCCTCTTCGAGCCGCGCGTCCTCAGGCATCCCATGCCACGGCGGCAGCACGTCGCTCCGCTGACACTCCGCGACGTCGGCGCGTATCAGCGCCCATATGCGCGTGCGCTGTAGGGCGTCGATCACCAGTCCGCTCCTTGGTCGGCGCGCGCGATAAGGGCGCGCAGCTCAGCGCCGCGACGGTCGCGAGCACGCGTCATCTCGTCGGCGCGCACGTCCTGCCGCAGCGCGCGCAAGTCGAGCACCAGCGCGGCCATGTCGCGCATCTCGCGCACGTACTGCGCACGCAAGGTGCGAGGGCATAGCCGCGCTGGTGTCGTCATCGTCTCACATCCTCAATCGGAATCACGCGAGCGCGTCTTCCTCGCCGTCCTCTGCGTCATTCCATGAAACTTCCTCGTCATCGGAAAACTCAAGCGCAACCTGCTTCGTAGCGACCTTGGCCTCGAAGTCCGCAAGCGCAAGGTTCCGCATCGCCTGTTTGAAATACGACGACTTGAGCTCGACGCCAATGCCTTTGCGGCCTGCCTTCACAGCGCCGTAAACTTCGCTGCCGACGCCCATGAATGGCGTTAGCACCTTGTCTCCTGGATTGCTCCAAAGAGCAAGGCAGCGGTCGATGACGTCGAGTTGCAACGGGTGAACGTGCTTCTCATCGTCAGGGTCTTTGCCGTCTCGGAACGGCAGCACGCGATTGATGCGGATATCATCCCAGAACGCCGACGCGTACCGCTGCCAGATGATGTGCGAGAGCTTGTTGGTCTTCTGGTCGGGCCATCCGTTGCCGTACTTCTTCAGCAAGTCTTCTGGGATAGGCTTGCTTCCAGCGTATTCGGTCAGACCGATGGGATGCGCAATCGGTTCGGGGTTCTCGCCTCGCTTGCGAAACACGATGAGGTAGTCGGCCAGCGCGCTTCGGCACAGGCTCGAGTCTTCAACAATCTGGCGGTGCATCAACGCCTTGCTTCGCGTGCGGATGGCCGTCTTGAGCGGCTCTTTCCAGATGCTGTGCCGGTCGTGGTAGATGAAGCCGTGCGCCTCGTGCAATCGGATGACGTCGCCTGGAAAGTCGCGGAGCCCGCCGTTGTGCGGGACGTCCATGACGTGAACGCATGAAAGACGACCGGGCATCGTCACGCGTGCAATCTCAGATACGACGAACGCGTAGTGAGCCATGAACGCGTCGTAGTCCATGCAGTTGCTCAAGTCGTTGTCGGATGACGAGTAGCAGTAGAGCCCGCCGAACGGCGGCGAGTAGATGCTAAGCCCGACACTCGCGTCAGGAAGCATCGGCATTACTTCGCAACAATCACCCTCGTAGATGGCGTACTTATCAGTAATCACTTGGTTATTCACAGCCATGACGGCACCTCAATCTTTCCAGTCCTCGACGCAGACCGCTCGATATTCGCTTCGTTGTTCATTTCACGCACAATCAACGAGAACATCTCATCCGCCGCAAGAGACTTGCGTTGCAAGTTCTTGAGCACGCCCATCTCGCCGGGAGTTGTTACGACGTCAACGTGCACCGGCTTCGACTGACCAAAGCGCCAGCATCGGCGCACCCCTTGGTAATACTGCTCAAACGAATGCGACGGGAAAAACGTCATGTGAGAGCAGCGCTGAAAGTTCAGCCCTTGCGCACCGATGACAGGCTTCGTGACGAGCGTCTTGATTTGACCGTCAGCAAACGCTAGCAGCCGTTCCTCTTTCACTTCGTCAGGGTCCGCTCCGCTGACTTGCACGGCACCGTCGCAGACCTTTTCAAGGAGGTCACCTTCCGGGTTGAGGTGACACCAGACAAGCGACTGGGCATGACCGCTCGTGAGTTCTGCAACCTTCTCACATCGCTCCTTGAGCGTCTCTCGACGCTCCTCGCGTTGCTCGTCGAGAGTCACGGCCTCGCGCGGGAAAAGCTCTCCCGTAAAGCGCATCTCTTTCTCGACGATGTGCTGCGTCTCTCGAAGTGGCGGAAGTTCAAAACGGCCGTCATCAAAGCCGAGGTCAGACGGCTTGCGAATGGCGCGTGCCCACGAGCAAACCCACCGCCAAAACAGCGACTTCGCGTGAGCCTTCAATCGCCAGCGTGCGCCCCACCAGATAGGGTGGATGCTGTTCTCGTCATTCTTGAAGAAGCGAGACAACATATCCATACGACCAATGTGACCAAGCGCCTCCGCAGACGTGCCGAGTTCGATGTAGTCGTTAGGAGCTGCTGTCGCGGTCCACAGCGACCGATAGTCCATCCGCCGCATGAAGTCGGTGACGGTCTTCTGGCGTGCCCCGCCGAACGACTTGATGGCGCTTGACTCGTCGCACACGACGCCGGAAAAGTCAGACGGGTCGAAGTGGTGCAGCTTCTCGTAGTTCGTGACGTTGATGCCTGAATGCGCCTTGCCGTCGTTGCTGCGACGACATTCGATGCCGAACTTCTGCGCTTCACGGACCGTCTGTGCGGCGACAGCCAGTGGCGTCAGGATGAGCACCGGACGGTTCGTGTGGCGCACCACGTTCTCTGCCCACACCAGTTGCAGCGGAGTCTTGCCCAGTCCGCAGTCCGCAAAGACGGCCGCGCGTCCCTTGCGGATTGACCATTCGGTCATCGACTTCTGAAAGTCGAAGAGAAAGTTCGGCACCCATACGGGCTCGAATCCAGCGTTCGTGTTCCGCTGCGACTTGGCTTCCAAAAACTGATGATATTCGCTTTGTTTCATGACATTTCACCATTTCCCTTCCTGCCCTGTCAGGGGCACTGAACCAGCCGAGCCGCTCGCCATTGCAGGCCGAGGTAGGGTTCTCCGGCTTTGCGGCGAGCGGCTCACCGCTGACACGGCTGCTGGTTCGTTGTTAGTGCTAGCACGATGCGCGCGCGCGTCAAGGCCGCCGCCAAAACGCGTTCGCCGTCTGTCCGCAATCGACGCGCAGCCAGCCGAGTCGCAGCGCTCGCGCGGTGTCGTGGCCTCTGTCGCCCCAGTGGTCAGCGGTGCACGTGCCCGGCCCACCACGACGCGCAGCGACGAGGGCGCGCTGGTAGCTGTCGAGCAGCCGCCGCGTGGAGTCGGGCGCAGGCAGCGCACGGATGCGGGCCTGCCGCGTCGTCGGCGTCGCAGCGCGGTGGACGGCGCAGTACGCGCGCGCCATGCGGCCGACGCTCCAGCCAGCGCGACGGGCGCGACGCTCGAGCACGTCGAGAATCGCCGGCCAGTCGGTGCCCGCGACATTCTCCGCGACGAGGCATCGCGCGACGTCCTCGAGGTCGCCGGGCTCCGCGATGGGCGCGGGTCGCGATTGCGCTTGTAGCGGCGACGCGCATTCGCACGAGCCGAAGCCCAACGCGACAAGCAGCGCGCCGAGGATGATGTCGTCGAGGATGCGGCTCACGCGCTACCTCCGCGCGCGTTGGTACGCGGGTCGACGCTGGCGGGCTCACTGTCCTCGATAGGCGGCTCACCAGGCAGCGACACGTCGTCTGTCGCGCGGGTCGCGAGCAGCGCGCAAATGGCCGCGTCACGCAGCGCGGCGATAGCCTGTGCGCCTCCACGTCGCGCGATGGCGATGTGGCGCTGCGCGAGCTCGAGCAGCAGGTAGCGTCGTCGCGCGGGGGTCACTGGTCGTCTCCGCTGCTGCACGCCGCCTCAGCCGCTCGCGCGTGGCCGTCCTCGCGGTCGGTCGTCGTCGGCTTGCGCGGGCGTCCACGGCCACGCTTGACGGGCGCGGCGACGGCGACGGCGGGCTCGTGCTCAGCCGTTGCGGCGAGGTGCTGGCGCTTGCCGCGCTGTGCTTCGATGAGGTCGCAGATCCACTGCGACAGCGACGTCTTGCCCGCGCCGGACAGCAGCTGCGCGAGGGCGTACGTCTCGACAGGGACGCGGGCGTACAGAACAGGGAGCGTACTGGATGGTTTCGTCATGGCGCGAGCGCTAGCACGGGCCGCGCTAGCACGCGAGCGGAATCGTCGAGAATCGTCGCGGAAGAAAATCGACGCGGCACGCGAAAATAAATCTTGACGGGTGCTAGCACCGGGCGTAGATATAGGGGGTCAGCGGCGCACGGGGCGACGCGGCAAACAAGGTGAACGACCATGAACACGACGAATCCTGAACTCACGGTGGCGGTCTGGCAGTCGAATCGCGATGCGGTAATGGAAAACCCTGCGATTGCCGCTGTCGCGCAGGCGCGTGCAGAATACCCTAAGGCGCAAATCCTTGGCGTGCGGCAGTTGTCGCAGCAGCGCATCAAGACGGGACGCTGGGTCGAAATGGCCGTGGAAATGCGGTTCATCTGACAGGCCGAAACGGGGGCGCTACCCGCGCCCTCGTCGCACCGTGACGCGGTGCCTGATGATGGCCCTCTAACGACAAGGTGACGACATGAATCTCTACAGCATCACGAATCGGACCAGCGCTCAGGATCTCGGCGCATACCCCGGCCGCACCGCCGACGAGGCGATCGACGCCTACTACAGCGACGCGGGCTACTCGTGCCGCGTCGGCGCGGCGCGCGCGCTTGACACCACCGTCGACGCGCTGCTCGCGGACCTCATCGTCGCGCAGTACGACTACGCCGACGACCTGTCGGGCCTCGCGCGCATGATGGTCGAGATGGATCGCGACAGCGGCGAGTGCACCACCGACGTCCTCGACGACGCCGACGCGGGCAGCAGCGACCACTGGGACGCGCGGGGCGTCTACGACGTCGCGGAGGAGATGGGCCTGTCGGCTGCGACCGTCGACGCCATCGGATGGACCGCCATCCGCGACGCGTACGCCGCTGCGTGGCGCGCTGCCGTCGAGCTCGAGCTGAGCAGCCGCGACGAGGTGGCGTCGTGATCGGCGTCTCCTGGCGCATCGGCGGTGAGTGGCGCTCGCGCATGACGCTGCCGAGCGGGCGCACGGCGGTCAGCGGCTTGCA